TCTTGTGGGCGTAGTGATCCTTTTTGAGTTTCACAATTGCCACTGGCTTTGCCTGGTCTTTTTCGACCTGCTCTGCCAACGCTACAGCCAAGGTCTGCACAGAACGCTTACCGCCCACTGACGTGGTGGTGTACCGCGCTTCCATGCCCTTGTCTTCACCGCTGATGCACTTGAGGCTCATGCCCACTTGTGTTTCCCAGCCTTTTTTGGCGCCGGGGGGCGCTTCATCAAGCTCGGGCAGCGGTTGGGACACCGACGCCATCTTCTCGGCCAACACTTCACCGTCACCCCAAGCAATGAAGCCGTGGACAAAGCTGAAAGGATTGATGGCCCAGGTGGAGTCGTCTTCCACTTCGGTTTGATCGGCACCGAAAACCCAGTGGCCAGTCTTGTCCATCTTGAGGATGACTGTACCGGCTGGGCCAACGTCTGCTTGGATCGCGCGCAAAGCGGTTGAGAGGGTTGAGACTGCGGGCAAGCCCGCTTGAGAGAACGCTACTAAATTTGACATGATAGTCCTTATTGAAGTTTAGAAAGGGCAGCAGTCAACTGCTTCCCGATTTGAACCACCGCCGGCCTGGGATCACTCTCAGACGCGATGGTGGTACCCGAACTGACGGCGACGACCAGATCATCGGGCAGGGCTTGCTTGCGCTTTTTGAGCGCCTTCTCAGCCTTGGCCGGTGAAATGATTGATGTCTCCATCACCTCAGATTCTGTGAGACCGAACGCAAACAGGGCGACTTTGGCCTTGTCTTCGTCAGTCCACTGTCTGATGGCACGCTTGGCCACCAACTTGTAATCAGGCAGTTTAGCACCGCTGTCCAGCATCTGAAGGGCCAGCGCGCGCAGGTCAGCGATCCACTGCTCCAGCATATCGGCGTTCTTCAGATACGCGCTGATCAGGGGCGCGTCCAAGGACTCGATGCTGGTCTTCAACGCCCGGTCAACAGCGCCGGTCATCTGTGGGCAGATGGGCTTGGCTGCGCACCAGCGGCAGTGGTCGCCGGTCTTGAGTTCAGCGTCTGGCTTTTGCGCCAGCTTGACCGCTTGCACTAACTGCAACTCAAACTCAGCGATGCGCTTAGGTGTGGTCACCCAGCGCTTGACCTGTGGCGGCTGCACAATCACGCACTCAATCTCATCGACACCTTCAAAAGCCCACTTGGCGCTTTCAGTGCGCATGGCCGCTGCGGCGTAGAACATCAACTGCGGATTTTCCACCACGTCAACCATAACACCATCACCAAACTTCCAGTCCAAAACGACAGCGCGTTGTCCACTCCGACCAATAAGATCAGTGCTACCGAACACACCAGGGAGCAAATCACCAAACCCAACGCGAGTTTCAGCTTCAATTTCCATCTCCTTGGTTGGGTCGATCTCATCGAGCGCGGCCAGTGCAGGCACCAGTTTATTTTCAATCAACTCTTGCGTGAGCACTTGGTCTTCGTACTTGGTGCCCAAGTAGTGCTCTGGCGGGTTGTCGGTCATCACGATCTCAGCAATGACGTTGTGAAGGAGCGTGCCTTCATCGGCGTACTTGTTGCTGGGCTGGGGTGGCATCTTCTGCACCAAGGCCACTGAGCCTGGGCAGTTCATAACGCGCTTGGCGGTCGAGCCGCCGACGATGTTACTGTGCTGCATCGCGGGCCTCCATCATTTTGTCTGCTATTTTGTAAGACCACTTGGCCAAATGGGGCTCATTTATCTCGGTTAACGATGGCAATAAGGCGATTAGGCTTTGTATAGCTTTTGCCGCAAAGTAATCCCGCAGTGTCATGCCAAGCATGTCTGTGCGGTGGGGGTTGGGGAATGCGTTCATTCTGGTGTTTCCTCTTTAGTGAATTTGATTTCGCCGCTGTAAGTGTAGGTTTTGATTTCTACTGAATTGAAGGCATCTGGGAATCTGGCTTGCGCCCATTCCAAGAGAATTTGTTCTGCTTCTTTGGTGGTGATTTTCAGTTCCATGTGGACTCTCCTTTAGTTGATGAGCCTTGACTGTAGCACAGAAAATAAAAGTGTGCTAAACTTTTTGACATGCTTGAAAAAGAAATCGAAAAATACTTCGTTTGGACTGTGGAGCGCAGGGGCGGCAAGACGTGGAAGTTCACCTCACCTGGGCGCAAAGGTGTGGCTGACCGGATCGCTTGCCTGCCTGATGGCACGACATGGTTCGTGGAGTTGAAGACCAAGGGTGGCAGGTTGTCGCCCTTGCAGAAAATTTTTATGTCGGACATGGCGTTGCTGAATCAGCGCTATGCGTGTTTGTGGACTAAGGAGCAGATTGATGGATGGCTTATTTAATACTGCAGCGGTCAGTTTCATAGGCGGCAGCGTTGAAGACGCCGCGCCGTCTGGCGGCGTGTTGTACCCGCCCTACGAAGCGCGGCCCGCGAATGACAACAACCCAAACGGGTGGTGGTTTGTGGCCAACAATGCGTTTAACACGTTGTCGTTCAAATCAAAACGCGGCGCTAAATTTACAGACAAAGAAACCGCGCTGGCAATCGTTGAGAAATGGAACGCATTGCCCACGGGGACAAAGTTTGACATACCGCCCGACCCGTATGTTGCACCGCAATACGGCCAGTTAACTGACGCGCAAATGGCCAAATACATCCGCAGCCAGCGGTTGGTGGGCGACCGTTGGGTGTCGCCAATTGTTTTGCCTGGTGGCCCGCAAAGCGGAGAAGCTATTGATGCCTACGTTGAAACTTAGACCCTATCAAACCGAGGCGGCTAACTTCCTTTACGACCGCTACCGAGCCATGATCTTGGCACCTGTTGGCGCTGGCAAGACGGCCATCACACTGAAGGCCATGCAAGACATGCTATTCAACGAAGAGGTTGGGCGCTTCCTTGTCCTTGCGCCTAAGCGCGTCTGTACCGACGTGTGGCCAGTCGAGCAACCCAAGTGGGCACCATTCCACAAAATTGCCGTGGCGGTGGGCACACCTAAGCAACGGTTGGCAGCACTTCATTCTGACGCTCGCATTGTGGTCAGCAACTACGACAACATCCAATGGTTGGCCGAGCAGGAGTTAGACTTTGGCGCCATTGTGTTTGACGAACTGACGCGCTTGAAGAATCCATCAGGCACACGTTTTAAGGCGTTGATGAAAGTCATTGACCCTATGAAAATTCGTTGGGGCTTGACTGGCAGCTTTACCAGCAACGGTCTGGAGGACGTCTTCGGCCAGTGCAAGATCGTTGACCAGACGCTGCTGGGCCGCGCCAAGGGCGCGTTCCTGCAACAGTACTTTGTGCTGATCAACAAGGAGTTTGGCGAGTGGGCGCCGCGGGTTGGATCGCTGGCCAAGGTCATGGACAAGATCAAGCCGGCAACGTTCGTATTGGAGCCAGGCGAATACAAAGACAAGCTGCCCCCGCTGCACGTCGTCGAGGTGCGTTGCGACTTGATTGACCGCAAGCCCTACGAAAAAATGAAGGCCGACTTTGTGGCCCTTGGCGTTGCCGCGATCAACGGCGGCGTGGTGACCGGCAAGCTGCAACAAATGGCCAGCGGGTTCGTGTACGACACGCGCAAAACAGCGTCTGACGTACCCGGCAAGTTCACTGTCACACAGACGCCGGTGTGGTTTAGCCCGCACAAATTTGATCGCTTGGAGGAATTGCTTGATGAGAACCAGCACGCAAATACCATCATTGTTTACCAGTACCAAGAAGAGCTTGCCGAGCTCAAGCGCCGGTTCAACCCCACGACTCTTGACGACGACCGAGCCATCGAGCGATGGAATGCTGGACAAGTCAGGCTATTGGCCGTCCATCCAAAGTCAGCCGGCCACGGGCTCAACCTCCAACACGGTGGGTGTCACATGGTGTTTCTGTCCCTGCCGTGGAGTCTGGAGTTGTACGAACAAGTCATTGGTCGTTTGCACCGCTCAGGCCAAGCACACGCTGTGTGGTGCTACGTGATGCTGACCAACAAAACGATTGACGAAAAAATTTTTGCCGCCTTGCATGATAAGCGGGCGGTGTCGGATATTGCAATGGAGGAACTTAAATGACCAGACTAGACCTGTGGAAAGCGCAACTCAAAGCGGCGCGATCCATATTGAAAATTCACCGCAAAGACGCCAACGCCGCAACGCGCACATGGCAACACACTATTGATTTGATAGCTAAACTGGAGACAAAAATTGGAAATCACTTGGCGAAAACTAAACGCTGAACTCAAAACCTTGGATGAGGCCAAGGTTCTGGAGATGCTGACCCATGAACGTGAGTCTGGCAAACGAGTGTCTGTGCTGGAGCGGTTGCACCAGCGCTACACGGCCTTGCGGGCATCCCGCGAGCGTATTGAAATACTACAGGAGGCAAGACGACCATGACCCATTGGACACCACCCCCCGGCACCAAGATCACCCAACCTTGGATTAACGCCGACGACCCGCGCTATAAGTGGACAACCGGCGCTGACGTGCAGGAGACTTGGCGCAAGCAAGGCTGGGTACCGCCCAGTGCGAATTTGCCGCCGCCGCCGCCGGAGAAGGTTATTGAACCACTGCGCCGAGTGAGGTGAGCCATGCCAGCATTTGACACATGGACTCAAGAGAACCTGGCCAAGTTTGCCGCAGAGGCTTACGCCAAGATGCAAGAGCAAGACGACCGCATCCAGCAGTTGCAAAACGATTTGAAAACCGCGATTAACGCATACCGGGAGATTTTGAAATGACTGACAAAGAAGCAATGAAGCTGGCGCTCGAGGCTTTAGAGCTGTTGACGGGCGCGTGGCAAACATTTGACGCGCTTGATTACGGGGACAAAGCCATCGCCGCACTCAAAGAACGATTGGCGCAAGAGAAGGCACTTCAAGCCTTGCACAATGAAAATGAACGGCTGGGCTTGTATAAAGATGCTTATGCAAAGCCAGAGTACAGCGACATTGTTTCTGATGGTGGTCTTGACCCACGCAATAAGTTTGATGCCCCACCACAGCGCACAGAGCAAGAGCCTGATTATTGGCTTGGGTATGGTTTGCAAGCGTATACAGAAAAGCCTTTTGAATACGCTACTGCTCTTTACAGACACCCATTACAGCGCAAGCCGCTGACGGTTTGGGAAATTGAATTATGGGCGGCCAAGCCGATTAACCGAGTTGCTTTGTGCCGAGCCATTGAAGCCGCCCACGGCATAAAGGAGAACACATGATTGAGACAATCATCACTATCTTTGCCATAGGCTTTCTAGGCATTGCGTTAGCCATTGGAGGCGTTTGCGTCATGGTCTGGATGGCGCTCAATGAAGACTAGGGGCGGCGCCAGGCCAGGCAGCGGGCGCAAGCCTACACCCATCAGCGAGTCCAGAGCCATAACGCTGTGGAATCAAGGAGTCAGCAAGAAGGACATCGCCAAGCGCTTTGGCGTGGACTATCAGGTGGTTCGGTACTTCTTCAAGAAGAAGCAGATGTTTAGGACATGAACAGCGCGGCTTCGTCTTTGCGGCGGTTCTCAAGCCCTCTGAGCACCTTGCCGCCGGCCTTGCAGTATTGCAACAGCGACGCTATGGCCGCGTCTTTTTCCCCGCGAAGAACCTTCTGACGGAAGGTGCTGCGCTGTAGCGTTCCCAGACCAACATTAAAAGCAAAGCTGACGCAAGCATCAAATTGACCTTGGGTAAGAGCGACAGGAATGAGTTGCCCCACGCCGCGCTCAAAGCGCTGGAGATCGCTTCTAAGAATTCCATCTACTTCGTCTTTTGAAAACGTGCGATTGTCTTCTGGGCAAAGCGGGTAAGCGCCTCTTTGATCCGTTGGAATTTTAGCTTGGTCTGGGTAAAGTACATGTCCGACTCCTATTGTCCAAAGCTGTGCTGGGCAGCGGTACGGTTTGTACCGAATGCCCTCATGGTGCTGGATCATCTTGATCGCATCAGCGCTGACGTTCATTTCGACTTAAACGCTTGGCCACCAAACCAGAACGACACAATGCAAGCCCAGATGATCTGGGTCTCATCGTCCCACAGGTGATTGAGCGCCACATCAAAGGCCACGTCTGTATGCCAGGCGTAATAAAAACCAAAGACCTCGACAAACATGAACATGATGAACATGCCGTAGGTGATGACGCTACGGGTCGCTGCGCGCATGTTGGTCACCCAGATGCTGGCGCCTTGGCCCAAGGCTATGTCGTGCGCATAGAGCGCTTGGCGCTCTTGCATGGCGGTCTGGTTGTTGGTGACCTCGGCGTTGATCTGAATCTGCTCGGTCTGGATGTGTTCGATGCGCTCTTGGGCTTCCAAACCAGCTTTCTTTAAAGTCAGCTCGCGCTCGGTTTGCATGGCGGCCAGCGCCAGCTCATGCTTCTTATCGGCGCGGTCTTGGAATAGCTCAAGAATTTTGGGCAAACCGCCCATCAAGAAGCTGATGAGGGAAGAGAACAGGGTTAGCATGCTTAACCTTTCAATTCAAAACTAAGGTTGGTGTGGCGCGGGTACTGCACAACGCGCTCGCCCTCGGGGCATTTGTATTTGATCGTTGCCAGTAAGGTTGCCTTGCCTTCAGCAATCTTCTCTTTTCTCACCATGGTCAATTGATATGTGAATGTATCAATCTCTGGGCCTGCCGGGCCGCTGAATCGGCTTGCGGTGGTGGTGGCCTCATGCACCATGCCTGCTGCGTCCCGAATGCTCGGGGTAAAGCTCTCAACAGAGCAGTCGTCGCGCTTCTTGATCCGCGCAACGGTGACGTTGATGGGTTGCCCAGCCTCTGCCACGATCTTGAAATGCTCTGGTGACCATTCAAGAATGGCCCTATCAAACCAACCAAATTTATCGGCCAGCGTGTAACTGCCGCCCAGTGCGGCAACGCTTGCGGCAACCGCTCCAATGGCTTTGGTAAGGTCGATCATTTCCTTGTTGTCGAGCTTGTCAAAAATCTTGCCCAGCATGTCGCGGATGTCGCGGATGTCGGCTTTGTAGTCGTCTTTGCTTATGTAGTTATGCGGCATGTTGCGCACGTCGCCGTCCAGCCGGTCGATGGCGATGTAGATGCGGTTGAGCGTCCACCCGCCGAAGAACCCGGCGATGGCCACGGCGATGTTGAAGAGTATTTGGTAGTCCATCATGGCGCCAGTGCGTTACGGTTTTCTGATGCAGGCGCAAGATTGTTGGCGGGCGCTGTAGGCATAGCCGCCGCGCGTGTAGTTGCAGCCCCAACTTTAGCCCACGTTGACGGGTCTGAAATAGCTTTCAAAACTTTGCCGCGCTCATTTGCGGGAAGCGTAGCCAGCATCTCGTCAAAGGATTTTGCCGACATGGCAGCGTCGGCTAATTTTTGAATGGTTTTGTCGCCTACTTTAGCGCCTAGTGTTTCCAGCAAACGATTAGCAACTGTTACCAAGCTGTTTAATGGATTTGGCACCCGAAAGCTAGTCAACTCATCTTTTATCAGATCGGACGCCCGCTGTTGCCCGGGGGTAATTTGCGTTCCGATAGCGGCTTCTGTTTCTAGCTGTTTAGCAACTTCACGAATGCTTGTAAGTTGCTCTGGGGTCAAAACTTCGCTTAAAGACTCAAACCGAGGGGCACCGCGACCACCAGCGCGTTTGAGCATGGCTTGTTCACCGCGACCCAGCACGTTTAAAAATGGCTGCATGCGCTCGCCGCCGCCCGGCTTTTCCAGCACCGACAGCATTTCTTTAAGAACTTGCGCTTGGTTGACCGGCGCAGAAAGGTCGGAAAAAATCTGGCGGGCTTGCCCGTACGCCGGCACTTTTGTTTCAAAAATTTTGGTGTAGTCGCCCAACAAACCTCTAGCGGCCAATTGCGTGTCTCGGCCTACTTGGCTGGTTGGCGCGCCATACGCAATGTCACTTAGGGCGCGTTTAAGATAGTGCAAAGACTCGCCAGTAATTTCAGCGGTTTCACCCGGCAGTTCTCGCATGATCGGGTTACCGGCGGCGTCCAGCACACCCGTCTCAACCATCGCAGCCGGCGTGGTCTTGCCCATAATGAAAGGCCGCCCTTCCATCTTGGCAATGTTGGCCGCAGCGGCCAATGTGCCTTGAGGCATCCGCGAAATAACATCGCCCAGTTCGGCGTCCAAAGGAACCACCGCTTTGTCAGCGGCTGCGTACAAAGGTTGCGATGCGCTTCGGCGGGCGTCAATCGCCGCTTTAAGATCGGGCGTAACACCTTGAATTGTTGATTTGCGAGCGCTTTCTTGCGCGGCTTCAATTGCTGCGCGTGTATCAATAGATGGCTGCGCACCTTTAGGCGCGCTTTTCTTAATTGCCTTTTCCATCGTAGCTTGGGCAGCCGGCGAGAGAACGCCATATCGAGCTAAAGCCTGTTGCGCAGTCAAGTCTAAACCTTCGGCTTGGGCCTGTTGCATAGCCGCTCTTGCGGCGGCAATTTGTTCAGGCGAACCAAGCGATTCGCGGGCTATTTTTGCGGCTAATTGATTTGGTATTTGGCGCACGTCAGCAATTTTGCCCGCACCTTTTACCAACAAATTTACCGCGCCGGGGGCAAACGCGCCTACCCCAGCACCAATAGCCGCGCCTGTTTCCGCGTCGGCGGGGTTGATCAGCGCAGCCGTAGTGCCGCCCGTAATGGCGCCGCCCGCAGCCCGAATACCCATGTCGGCAGCCCGCGCCGCGCCGCCTTGCACCGTTCGGCCAGTTGAAAAGCCGCCGGTGCGAATGGCTGTTGCAAGCGCCGGTGCAATTTTTGCCAAAGGTGCGGCAAGGCCCGCGCCCACAGGCGCTGTCGCCGCTACTTCAGCCGCTAGTTCGCCTGCACCGGTAGAGGTTGGATATTCTTGCTTGAACGGCGCAACACGCGCTTGCGCTTCCGCGCGGCGGCGAGCGGCGTCAGCCGCCAAAGCAGTACCAGCTTCTTGAACTAAATTAAGCGGACGTTGCCCCGTCATAGGGCCAGATAAAGTTTGATCTGCGGGAAATAAATTGCCAACAGCTCGCAATCCTTTGCCTAACAATTCTTGGCCGCCGAACATGACGTTGCCGGCGCCGCTAATGATGCCTTCCGACGCTGCTTGAAGTGGCGCGCCTATCTGTTCCATTACCCCAAGAACTCCGGTCAATTTAGGTTGCGCAGGCGTGCGGGGGCCGGGCATGCCCGTGCCTTTTGACGCAGGCGCCGCGTCATCTGTAATCCAATTGTTGTCTACAAGATACGCTTTTACGCCTTGTTTATTGGTAGCAGACTGTGTAATCGGTTTCCACTGGTCGCCAACCAAAACAACACGTTCGCCGGTAGTGGGATTGGTTGCAGTTTGCAAGCTCATGTTTTACCTTTGATCTGGGACAAATCCAGCCGGCGGCGCAACCTGCGCAGCCCCAGCGCCTTCAGCAGCCATATCGCTACTTACAAACTGACCTTGACGTTCTTTCATTAAACGAAGAACAGTTTTACCCGCTTCTTTTCTGATTGCTGTGGGAAGCGTAGGATCGGCCAATTGACCCGCAGCTTCTTTGTAAGACTGCGTGTCTTCC